GGTCGGCGTCAAGCTTGGCCGCGACGAGGCCGGGTTCCTCTATGTTCTCGACGTCATCCGCGAGCGGGTCGGCCCGTTCGAGGTCGAGACCTTGCTGAAGAACACCGCGAGCCAAGACGGCAAGAGCTGCAAGATCGGCTGGGGCAAGGACCCGGGGCAGGCCGGCAAATCGCAGACCCTCAATTTTGTGCGCATGCTGGCCGGCTATTGGGTCATGCCGGAGTCCGAGACCGGCGACAAGATCACCCGGTTCGGCCCGGCCTCGGCGCAGTGCCGCGCCGGCAACGTCAAGATGCTTCGCGCGCGGTGGAACGAGGATTTCTTCCGTGCGCTCGAGGGCTTCCCGGACTTGGCGCACGACGACGATGTCGACGCGCTTTCGGGCGCGATGGAGCTGATGCACGCGCAAGCGCCCGGCATGAACATTTACGAGCTCTACAGAAGGCGGGATGCCGAAAGGGCGGCAGCCGAGGCGGCCAAGCGAGAAAAGCCGGCACCGACGCCGGCGCCGGGATCGGTGGAGTGGTTCCAGATGCTCAATGACCGCCAAAAGCCCCCGCTGAAACCACCTGGGCCCGAGTGCTAAAGATGCCGCGCGGTGGGTTCCAGACATCATTGGTCGGGCTGATCAATGCGCTGACGCCGTTTCGCCGGCAATCGGCACCGCAGTTCAGCACCACGCCGCCCACCACGTCGGCTGGTCGCGCAACACCCGGCAAGGGTGCCCCGATCTACAGCTATGCCTGGGGCCAGAACCCGGGCTATGCGGCCGGCGCGAGGCCGATGGACATCACGCGCTTTGCGCCGGTGTTTCAGCCGTCGGGCGGGCTCTTTGCGCCGGGCTACCCGCTGGTGCCGGTCGAGTATGAGCGCACCCGCCGTCTCAACTTCCCGGTCGGCATCAACACCATCTACACGCCGCGCTCGTTCGAGCCGATCGGCTTTGCCGAGCTCAAAGCGCTGGCGACCGACGACATCACCCGGCTGTGCATCGAGACCCGCAAGGATCAGATCGAGAAGCTGCAATGGGTCATCAAGCCGCGCGACGAGGAAGACGTGGCGCGCAATGCCAAGACGCGCATCCAGCGGCTGACCGAATTCTGGGAATACCCGGACGGCATCACACCCTTTGCAACGTGGCTGCGCCAATTGATGGACCAGGTCCTCGTCGCCGATTGCCCGGCGCTGGAGCCGCGGCGCAACCGTGGCGGCGATCTGATCGGCCTCGACATCATCGAAGGCTCGACGATCAAGGTATTGATCGACGACACCGGGCGTCGGCCGCGGCCGCCGGCGCCGGCGTACCAGCAGATCATCCACGGCCGCCCGTGGGTCATGCTGCAGGATGGCTCTCGCACGAACACTGAAGAGGGCGAGATCCTCAATGAATTTACCGACCAGGAGTTAATCTACTTCCCGCGCAACCCGCGCGCCGACCACCTCTACGGCTTCAGCCCGGTCGAGCAGATCGTGCTGACCATCAACACCAGCATCCGCCGCGGCGTGATGCAGTTGCAGCACTTCACCATTGGCAATGTGCCGGCCGGCCTGGTCAACGCGCCGCCCAACTGGACCCCCGAGCAGATCGCGCAATACCAGGCGTGGTTCGATGGCCAGCTCGCCGGCAACACCGGCGAGCGGACGAAACTGCTATGGGGACCCGAGGGCGCGAAATACCAGGCGATCAAGGAAGCGCCGCTCAAAGACGATTACGACGAATGGCGGGCGCGGGTGATCTGTTTCGCGTTCAGCCTGCCGCCGACCGCCTTCACCAGGCAGGTCAACCGCGCCACCGCCGAGACCGCGCAGGAAGCCGCGCTCGAAGAGGGCCTGGCGCCGCTGATGACCTGGGTCGCCAGACTTATCAACGGCATCATCCAGCGCCGCCAGGGGCACCCGGATCTCGAATTTGCGTGGTCCGACGTCAAGCCGGTCAGTCCCAAAGAGCAGGCCGACATGGTGGTCGAGTTGACCGGCGCCGGGTTGCAGACATTGAACGAAGCGCGCGATCTGCTGGGGCTCGACCCGGTCAAGGGCGGTGACGAGATCCTGTTCAAGACCGCCACCGGCCCGGTGACGCTCGACAGCATCATCAACCCGCCCGAGCCGCCGGCGCCGATCCTGCCGAATGTCCCGCCCTCTGGGGGCAATTCCGAGCCGAACGGCCAAAACGGCCAAAATCCTCCGGCGAAACAGGGAAAACCGGGTGCGAAAAAGCCCCCGCAGCCCGGCAAGCCAACCCAGGAACAGGGAAAAGAGCCGCCGGCGAAGTCGAAACCGGGGGAAAAACCGGCCGGAAAGCCCAAAACCGAGGCGGGCAAAGTCGCCAGCGGCCAGTTCAGCCGGGTCAGCGCCGCCGAGATCGACGCGGCGGCCGCCGAAGCGCACCCATCCCCGTCGCCCGCGCAGATCGACGCCGGGAATTATCCCAAGGGCCACCTCTGGCTGCGCGGGCTGAACATTTCGATCGAGAACGCGCGCGGCACGGAGCGCGCCGGTGTGGGCGCCGACGGTGCCGCTTGGTCGGTCACCATGCCGGCGCATTACGGCTACATCCGGTTGACCGAGGGCGCCGACGGCGAGCACGTCGACGTCTATCTCGGGCCCGATCCGGAGAGCGACCAGGTCTGGGTCATCGACCAGGTCGACGCCGACACCGGTCAGTTCGACGAGCACAAAGCCATGCTCGGCTATCCGAGCCTCGGCGCGGCGTTGCGCGACTACTGCGCCGCGTTCAGCGACGGCCGCGGACCCGATCGCATCGGCTCGGTGCATCGGATTTCCTTCGCCGGCTTCAAGGCATGGCTCAAAGAGGGTGATACGAGCGCGCCGCTGGGCACGGAGGTAGGCAAAAGCGCCGCCAGCCCTTTTGCCAAGCGCCGCTCGTCGAGGAGCCGCCGCAACACCGCGCTCCTCGAGGCGACCCGGACCCGGTTGCAGCGGAGGTTCGAGACCTTCTTCGCCGAGCGCGCGCGGGACGTCGCGGCGCAGCTCGCGCGTGAGCTGCGGCTCGAGGGGTGGGAGGCGCTGCAATGATTGTCAGACGACGCCCGCGCCCGATGCGCCAGGACTACGTGCTGACCGGGCTCGATCGGTACCCGGACCGGCAAGCGGTCGAAAATATGGGCCCGTATGACCAGCTGCCGCCCGCTTCGCGCCAGTTCATCGCCAACCATCACCGGCCGATCATTTTTGGACGCGCGCCCGACGGCAACGTCGCGATGATCGCGCTCCATTAGCAGCAATGAGCGATGACGCGCCGGGTGACGACGAAGAACGCCGCCGCCGCGCCGCCGCTCTATTGGCGTCGCTGGCGCTCGGCGATTGGAGCTCCGGGCTCGTTGACGCGGTCAGCGGCGACCTTGCATCGGTTTACGCTGATGGACTGCGCGCGGTCGGCTTTACCGCGCCTGGCCAAACGCGCAACGAGGCCCGTGCCAATCTCGGTCTGCCGCCGCTTGACGATGCGGAGAGCGGCGGTGAGGTCCCGGACCTGCTCGATGAGGTGGATGGCCGCGCCGCCGAATGGGCCGGCGGGCAGGCGGCCGATCTCGTCGACGGGCTGAAGGCCCGCACCCTCGACATGCTGGAGACGACGGTGCGCGCCGCGCTCGCCGCCAACGCGGCCGGTGCCGGCTGGACCGCCAAGCAGCTCGAAGCCGCGGTCGCCGAGGCGCCGGCCTTCAGCCGGCAGCGGGCCCGTACTATCGCGGACAATGAAACCACGATGGCCGAGCGCGAAGGCCTCAACGTGGCGCTGCGCAACACGCGCGTCACCGACGGCAAGCAGTGGTTCACGCAAGAGGACGACCTCGTCGAGGAAGACTGCGAGGAGAATGCCGACGCCGGCGTCATTGCGATCGATGACGATTTTCCCAACGGCGACTACCCGCACATCAATTGCCGGTGCTGGTGGGAAGTGGCCGAGCTCGACGAAGACGAGGAGTCGCAATGAGTATCGCCGCACAGGCCAAGCGTCGACGGACGCAGGCGCGGAACAGACGGCTCGGCAGCAAGACGGGGCGGGTATTCCGGCGCAGGACCACTAAGAATTTGAAATAACCGGCGATCGACCGGCAGGACGAAGAATAGCCGGGGCTGACCCGGACAACCGACCAACGCCGCGACGGCGCGGGTCTTTCCCACAAGACGGAGTTTCCCCAATGACAGTATTGGTCATCGGCGCGGTCGGCGTTACCCCGGTCGGCGCATTTCAGGGGCCCTTTTCGGGCACCGTGCTGGCCGGCGCGGACGGCACCTTTGCGATCGACCCGCGCGACCAGACCGATGCGCTCAAAGCCGGCTATATCCCGGTGCGGCGCAACACCTGGGCCTATGTGCCCGAGCCGACCGCAGTGCTGATCGCGACGGCCGGCTACATCGTCGCTTCGGCAGCGCTGGCCAACGGCTCATTGACCATCGCGCACCAGCCGGACACCATCCGCCAGGTGGCGCTGCGGGTCGATCCGGGCACCAGCGCGATCACCGCCGGCACGATGACGGTCAGCTATGTGGCCAATGACGGCAGCAACCCGCAGACCGATGTCCTGTCCTTGGTCGCCACGGCTTCGACCCCGTTCACGTCATTCCTCACAAAGGGCGTCATGACGCTGCAGACGCCGGTCATCGCCGGCCTCGTCGGCGGGACGTCGCCCAAGATCCAGCTCGATGTCAACGCCGCGCTCGCCGTGCCGGTCCCGCCCGGTTCGGTCGATGTGACGATCCTCAAGGAAGTCCTCGACACCGCCAATGTGGCGACCCTCGGCACGCTGACCAATCCCGGGATTTGGACGCCGAATACCGCACCCAATTCCACCCACACCTACGGGGTCGCGTACTCGACGATTTCGCCGTAAAAATATAACCGGGAATATAACCACTTGAGCACTGCTCTG